AATTAAGCTTATAAACTATGTACCGAACATTATGCTTTAATATGTTGTTTTATAAGCCAAATAGCCCAGTGGTGGGCCAGCTTCACAGGGCTGGTCTCCACTGGATCGTGCGCGCCGGCATCGCTGTTAAAGACAGCTTTGGTGGTTACGGCGTACGGAAACGTGTGTGCAATTTTAACAGTCCTCCTTCCTTGCTTCAAAGGCTTTTTAGAGCCTGCATAAATCGCAGAGTTGGAGTAATATGCATAACAGTGGCCTCTGCTGCTATTACAGTAATGCTACTGCCCCGAGTTCATAAATATATAACCCAGCGGGATACTTTTCGACGAATGTTGACCGAGTTTCTACACTCCGGAGACATTCTTAAAGACACCCCTGAAATCACTCGCCATGCATTTGCACACACCCCCATCCCCGAGCTCCGAACACCTACAATACACTCCCATCCTGATGCCGCCGCGGAACGCAACTCTATGTCCGAATTCGTTGGCGAGCTTGCTCTATCTATAGGAAGAACTCCGTTCTTCATGAGCATGGCCAGAGCCGACCAGAAGGCCGGATATGATGGAGAGCGTCTGTATTACTGGACCAAAGATACCCCCATACCCCCCAGATTCTCTGAGATCAGTCCAACTTCCCTCGTCGGAATAGTCGACACTGATTACTACATTGACATGCCGGACTTGCTCCGTGATAATCCTGTACCCTATATTGTCTACACCATCCAACCCGAAAATGCGGGTGGTGAGCTTAAGGACGCAAAATACAGGTTTGTTGACAATGAGTTTGAAATGATCGTCACTGGCGGAGCTAAGTTCCGTCATGAGATATGGGACTACGGCTCTGACACCCTGTCAGTCTCCGGATGGTCATGGGCTAACTTATGTTATTCCTACACCGGGTTTCTTCTGGAACGTCGCAATGTCTCTCCTGGACGTCAGCTTGTCCTTCTCAGCCCCGTAAGCCGTTACACTGGTTTGCGTGCCTTCTTGGCCTCACTCTTCCTTCCTACTCCCAACTTGGGCCGCTTGCGCCCTCTCGTTGGCGACTTTAACGTCATCAACCTTATGGGTAAGGAAGGCCGTAGTGTGTCTGTGGCGAGGAACGGCAGCTGGGAATCGGCTACCATCTCTTCTAGAGTGGACGCCACGTTTAGAGAAACTGCTAGACGCGCGGAAAAACAGAAATTAGGTCTCCAAACAGCTCAACTCACTTCTCACCTTGGCCCGGAAATTCAAAACCCGAAACAGGCTGCTACCCTACTAACAGCGTATTACGCTAGCCATTTTTCACTAAATGAAGGCCCCACAATATACCCCGTGGAGCTTGCAGTAGCCAGTTACCAGTTTTCCCCGTCGAAATACGAACCATCCACTCCTACCATGAAGGCGTTTATGTCCCCTTTGCTGGGTCCTTCGCCTGCTCCTGACAACTGTTTGTCCAATGACGAACGCTGCGTCAAAATGCGGATCACGAGTGTCGCTAATCCCTGCTTAAAACCCTCCTCCCATGTTATCAAGGCAATGAATTATTTTGTTGAAAGACTCATCCCTCCTGAGATCAGGCATACTGGTCACCCGACTGGTTATGATGAAGTTTTCCGGCGTCAGCCTAGGCCTTCTCAGCAGCACATTTTACGTGTTGCTGACCTCATGGGTGAGGCATATACTAAAGTAGCCTCTTGCTTTCAAAAGAAGGAGGATTACGGGAAAGTAAACGACCCCCGGAACATCACCCAAGTCCCTGGACCCGAGAAATCTTCATATAGCAGATTTATGTATGCTTTTGCTGAAGTTATGAAAGTCCAACCTTGGTATGCTTTCGGGAAAACGCCTCGTGAGATATCCCACTGCGTCGCTGCGATAGCCTCAATTGTTAACAAACTCCTAATCTCCGACCTCAGCCGTATGGACGGGCACAAGAGCAATGTGGGTCGGCAGCTTAATAAAGCGGCTGTCTTGCTTTTCTTCCATCCCTCTCACGCGGACGAGTTGGTTGATCTTATGGAGACACAATACAGGAAACGTGGTGTTACCCAATTTGGAATTTGGTTCGAGACATGGCTCTCCCAATTATCTGGCTCCCCAGACACCTCAATCTTTAACACCCTTGAGAGTGGTTACATTATTTTCTTAGCATATACATGCACCATTAACCCTAACACCTGTAAATACTACACCTTTTCTGAGGCGTGGGATTGCCTCGTTACAAAAGCGATGGCTGGTGGGGACGATGGTATTGCAGGAGATCTTGAAGCCGCTTCCTATGTAAAAGCTGCAAAGCTATTGGGTCATGTCGCCACAGGCGACATTGTCGAAAGAGGCGAACGAGGAGTTACATTTCTATCCCGATATTACTCACCAGATGTCTGGTCTGGCGACCCCGCCACATGTTGCGACATAAAGCGGGCGGCGTTAAAGTTTCATACAACGTCCCGCCTACCAGAAACAACCTCTCCGCTGGAAAAACTCGCTGAAAAGTGTCTAGCGATCACATCTACAGACCCAAATACACCTATCCTTGGTGATTTTGCCACCGCCTTTATGACTCTCTATAAGTTGTATGGTAGTGGCAAGGCCACCACGGACGAACGTGGTTGGTGGCAACAGTACGATAGTGACGTCCAATTCATCAACATCAACACTGGTGGGTGGATGGACGAAGAGGTTCGTATGGCTCTCCCCGAGTTTGACCTCGAGGGTTTCAGAGCCCACTTATACCAGCTGACCTCCCTGTCGGATTTTCTGAATTTTCCTATATTTCAGTTAGAACCCACTCCGGTTAAAGGGGGGCATGCTGGTGTTGTTGTGAGCGGTGAGTTAGGAGATGCACCGGAGCCGGTTGACTTGGCGTCCTGCTTGACGAGGCACCAATGTCGACCGTACTGGGACGAAGGACCAGGCTTTACTGCCGCTGAGCTAATAGCTCTTCGTGACGTGTTAAGTATGTGTGAGAAGCAGGCCAAACCGGCCTGTACCGCGATGGATGGGCGCGGTGGTGGGGGTGATAGCAAACGCAAATCATCCCCTGGGGGGCGAAAACCCGCGCGTGGCCGACCGGCTGCGTGTGGGTAGACGTCCCCCTATGTGGTTCGTGTGGGGTCTGTGGGTGACCCCCGTTCACTATATTAATAAGTAGTTACACGGATGACAAAACCAAAACAACAGAACGAAAACAAGAAGAAGAAGAACGGTGACCAGAAGCCTCCCAGGAATAAGCGTCGCAAGGACAATGATTGCGTGACTTTATGTCGTGCTCTGCAGTCAAGTGGGTATAAGTATCCAGATGCTTGCTCTGAGAAAACGATAGCCACATGTGTGAGATCTGTTGGGACAATTACAGCTAATGCCGATGGGCGGGCTGCCTTTGCCTGCGCACCGGGTAAGCTGTCCGGCTGTATTGCGACCGGTACCTATGCTGCCGGTTCTAGCAGTACTTCAGCCTGGACTCACCAGACCGCGTCTACATTCGATTCGATCAATGGCTCCATGCAGGCTTACCGAGTTGTTGGCGCTTACGTTAGAGCGTATTACATACACTCATCACTCGAGAACCAGGGCTCTGTTCATATTAAGTCCGATTCTGCCACCTCGGTGGCTTGGCCTAGCATTGACAATCCTAACTCTTTTAGCAGTGTCACAACGGTTTCTAAACACGGTCCCTTGCCGAAGGGCTGTTACGTTATGGGTACGCCCTCCGACTCGGAAGCCTACAATTTCTACAAGCCTAGTGACGTCACCCTTGAGAATACGCGCTCATGGGGTTGCCACTACATCTTTGTTGAAGGGGCAGCCGCCAATGCAACTGTACTGCAATATGAGTTGGTCCAATTCGTCGAGATGAAGCCTGATTCCAGGAACTTCGTTTCCCGTCTGGCCACCAAGCCTGCCGAGGACAACCCTAGTCTGAGAGGACGCATCAACTCTGCTTACTCGAAGTTTGCAGGGGATCGCTCTGAAGTCGGACTTGGGTCTTGGGACAAATTCCTATCGTCTGTCATAAACCATGCACCAACCATCTTACGGGCGGGACGCACCGCTATGTCAGTTTTGGGTGGTATGGAGCACCAGCTTCGGCTGGAGCTTTAGTATGATTGCCTTTCTTACTCCCTCTTAAAACATCCACTCGGGACCTATCCCGGATGTTCCCCGACTATA